TCACAAGACTGCTACCCCGATAAATGCACTTTCAATTTGATTCATTTCCTGCTGTTTTGTATCTGGCAAGACATGAGCATACAGATCTGCAGTCATTGCCAGGGAACTGTGTCCCAGAATCTTTTTTAATGTCTGCATATTTCCGCCCTCTTCTATGTGACGGGTTGCAAAAGTGTCTCTAAAAGCATGGTGAGTAAATCTTTCGATCTCTATGCCCTGCTGCCGGAGTCTTTTTAAAACGTTATCTATAGAATAACCTACGGAATGTGAAGAGACTGCTGTCGTTCCTCTGCTGCCAATAAAAATAGGGTTGCTTATTTTTTTTACAAAAATATCGCCGTAAACCAGAGTGATCTTGTCTTTTTGCATTTGCAGAATCTTTTTGATCGTATCATTCATAGGAATATCACGTTTGCTGGTCTGCGATTTAGGCGATGTTTCTTCGATTCCACCGCCCTTTTTTCTGGATATGGTCTTAGTGACGTGGATCATATTGTTGATGTAGTCTATATCAGACCATTTCAGGGCATTGATCTCATTGATTCTCATACCGGTGCAAAGCGAAAAGCAGAAAAATTCATAGAGCCATTCTTTTTGTGCTTCTTTCATAAATATTTGCTGTTCCTCTCTGGTTAAGGCTCTGTGAATGGTTTCAGTTGCTTTAGGTCTGTCATCGGTTCTTAGCGGCTTTACACCGGCAGCAGGATTTTTGATAATGATTTCATCTCTGACAGCTTCATTTAGCACTGATTTTAAGATAATTAAAACACTATTTGTCGTTGATGCGCAAAGCTTTTGTGATAATTCTCGCTGTAACTTCAATACCGCCCGTTTCTCAATTTTCTGTATCTTTGTTTTTCCCAGTGCCGGTTTAATATGATTATCATATTTTGATCGAGTTTCATTGATACTGCTATTCTTTACGACTCCGATTCTGGACTTTTCCCATTCATCAAAATAGGCATCCAGAGTTATATTTTTGTTGGAACTATACAGCCCTGCCTTTATCGCTTCGCGGATTTCTGTTTCATTGTCAGTACATTCCTTCACAGTATGGCCATAGGCACTGTAACGCTTTCCATTTACGGTAAAACGCTTTTCGAACAATCCGTTTTCTTTTTTGCGCATTCCTGACGGGATTCTTGCCATGGTATCACCTTTCCTTCTATGGTAATAGGGCAGCAGTCCGCCGCCCCTGATTGTCTTATTTAATTCCAAGAAAGCTACACACAAATCTGAAAATTGTGTATGTTTGGTCATAATCTGCTTTCTCTAACATCTCTATGATTTTCTTTTTATAGTCCATATTAATATCCTCTATTTTTTATTACTCTGGCAATGAATCTATAGAAGAACTCAAGCAAGCTATCGTCATTTACCTTCTGTAGTATCTCAATAGTTTCTTTCTTGTAATCCATATTAGTACCCCCACTGTCTCTTAAATGAGACAATTACGTTATATAAAAATTTCAGAAATTTCTCGCTCTGGATTTCATTCAGAAAATTTTCAATTTCTTTTTTATAATCCATGTTAGCCTCCCTATTTCAACAGTCTTTTCACAAATATATAAATCACTTCTATCCAATGATTATTCGTGCATTTTTCAACCATCTCAATGATTTCTTTCTTCTTATATTCCATTTTTCTCACCCTCCTGTTCCTTTTTAATCTGCTGGTTATAACATCCTCTAACAAATCCAAAAGCTAAATCTAATAGTTCTACATCGTCCATCCTTAACACCATACTAATAATATCTGACTGCCTGGACAATGCTCGAACCTGCTCACGACACATATTCCAACTTTCTTCCCATTCTTTCGCTTCTTCCTTTGCTTCCTCCAGCTGTTTCTTAAGATCCGCAATAATCTCCGTTGCCATGACCGCACCTACACCTTCTGTCTCCTGTGCCGGAACACCTGTGGCCTGCATCACTTCTACTGCTTCTTCTGCCTTTAATACTTCCTTTTTACTCATTTCTCATTCTCCTCTCTCTAACTCACGAATACTGTCACATATCTTTGCGGATATAAACCCACCAAAGAAAATCATAAGAACGTCCATTACTGATATCATTCTGTCCATTCCTTTCTTTTGTTGTCTGAGGGGAATGAGTATGTTATAATACGCACAACCCCTCAATTTAGCTGAATGTCGGGTTACTTTGCCTTTATCAGAGTTGTCGCTCTGGTAAGGGCTTTTTTATTAAATTGCTTCTACCTGAGACTTTCCAAAGAAACTGGCTTTGTATGTTGCCCCGTCTCCTCTGCTTCCCCAGCTCAGAGAACATCCGAATAATGCTGATGCTCCATGCTTTACCTTATAACCAAGCTCTTTCCACTTAGCAAAGGTATTGGTTTCCTCTGTGATTCCTGCTGCCTGTTTCGCTGTCTCGATTCTCTTTGCATTGATTTCTTCTGCCTTTGCAGATAACCATGCTCTGTGAAGTGCTTCTGCAAAGCTGATATTCTTTGTCTTGCGGTAAACTTTCCATGCTTTCAACATGATCTTGCTGAGATTGTACTTCATATTGCTGTCCTCCTTTGCTTTTCAAGGTCTCTCAGCCCTTCAAGCATCTTCCTGGCTATTGATATGCCCTATTGCGATTCTCACAGGTATATGGCTTGAAGTATTGGGGGCTTTCGGCTCTCCCAGCTGTTGTCTATTCCCTTGAACTGATTATAGTATAAACATTTCTGTTTATAATATCAATAGTTTTGTTTAAATAGTTTTATTTCTTTTTTCCACTTTAATGTTGTCTTTTTAAATATTATCGTTTATAATTTATTTATATATCAAACATCAAATATTAGAGGTGAATTATTATGGCAGTTTCAGAACAAGTCAAAATATTATGTGTCAAACTCGGTATAAGCGTATCTGAACTTGCTCGCTTATATGGTTCAAGTCCTCAAGCATTTAACCAAAAATTAAAGCGAGAGGGATTTACTCCAGCAGAACTCAAAAAAGTAGCAGAAGCAGCAGGATGTATCTATCAAAGTTCGTTTATTCTTCCTAACGGGGATAAAGTAACCGATTAATAACATGAAATACTCTCATACTCAAATTATAAAAACTAATTTCCCATTATGGGGCATTCCGCATACTGATCCTATTTATATTCTGGTCCCGTCTTCTATAGTAAATTCCGGAAAATCAGTCGATTACTATAACAATTCTGTTAATTTTTCAGAGATAGATAAAGATATTAGGCGCGGATTATACCAAATAGTAGCACCTATTCCTGATACAAATACCAAACAAATTTTCGAATCGTATATATTAGGATTAAAGAGTCTTCTTGAAAATTGTAATTATCAAGTTTTTAACGTTTGGGACTATGGATTGTTATATATTATTGAAAATACATTAATCCTTTATATTTCTATAAATATCGAATTTACTAATTCACTTGTTGTTGAAGAAATATTCGATGCTGGACATTATGATTTCGGAATAAAAAAATACACTCGCACAATTCCCTTGTGTTCTTACTGGGGATTTAATGGTATTTTGGGCTATTCAAATCCATATCACATAAGTAAGTATGAACTAATTAACGCTGCGTTTCCTAATCTACAAATAAATGATTTATACAACAAATGGGAGGGAATTCCGTATTCTTATGCACTATTCGATCTTAAAGAAGAGCCTTATCATGGGATTGCAATTTGTCATACCAATGCGAAACAAACTTTAAAAAAAATATATGACATTGGTTCAGATCTCTTGTTTGCCTGCGTTACATGTTCTAACCCAAAACACTTCAATACCTGGGCAGGATTAAAATATTTATTTACTTTTAATTCCGATATGCATACTGTTTTAACTGGTCGTTTGAATGGTACTTTTGATATTTCATGGAGAAAGAAAAATTTAGGAAATGGAAAACTCGGTATCGAAGAAAAAGGAATGTCATTTTGCTGGCTCACTGCATATATGAAATCTTATAATGATGTAGAATTATTAAAATCCATTGAAAAGGGAATGTATGCAGATATTGATTTATATGAATATTCAATTCCAGAAAATAAATGGAAATCAGAGCAACTTATGTTTCAATTAATAACCCAAATGTTTCCTAAAAAACCTGTTTACTATCAATATCGTGCCGATTTCTTAAAACAAGGAAACAGTCAATTGAGTTATGACGTTTTTATACCAAGTCTTCATCTAGCTTTTGAATATCAGGGGAAGCAACATTTTGAACCTATTGATTTTTTCGGTGGAAAAGATGGCTTTGAAAAACAACAATGGCGCGACAAGCAGAAACTCAAACTCAGCATTGAAAATCATATAACTCTTGTATACATCAATTATTGGGATGACTTAAACGTTCAATTAATACAGCAACGAATCAAAGAAGCCCAGCGTAGAAATCAAATATAGTATATTTATCCAGGCAGCCAGTAGAGCGGCTGTGGTTCCCTGATCCTGAGCCTTGACAGGAGGGAATGCTTATGAGCGATTATGAGATTTTTATGATAATCCTGACGACAGCCAGCTTAATTGTATCTATCCTTACATACACACATAAGAAATAGCCGCCCTGCTCTCTGGTAAAGAATAGGCGGCTAAATCTTAGCTAAACATATTTGCCAGGACGGGGAACCTTGACTTCCCTTACTGGCTGTCTTGATAAGTATATTATATGCCAGCTTCAGGAATTTGTCAATTTCCCGTTGCAAATCACCCATATCTCTTACTATCCCTATTTTCTTCTTATACCGCTTCGAGGTATGCCAAATCTTTCACCGCTTCAAGTCGTTTCTTACAATCTCTGTATATTCCCTGATAATGTTTCCCTTGCATAATTCCCAGATCAACCTCATGCAAAATGATATTTTCCATTAAAGACAGGTTATTAAGCTGCATCACCGTAGCTTCGTCCCTTTTATTGATTCCTGCCATTTTATTTGCCAGTCTGGAATAAGTCATATAAAGCATTTCTGCATGACTACTGCCCTGTCCCTTTGCGTACTCCACAAGTTTCTGGATTGTATCCGTCTCTGCCTTTCTGGTAAGCTTTCCTGCCTTCCGGGTTTCAATCCACATCTGAGTAGATTTTTCACGAATAAAGTTCTCCATCTGATTAAATGCCCGGATATACTGCAATTTCCATTCAAGAGCTTCTTTCCCGGTAAAACCCATTACCAACAACGAAAAGCCATCTCTCGTCATTAAAAACATAGGATATCGTTTTCCACGATTCTCGTAAGTTGATTCGAAGAAAAATTTCGCTCCACCATTTTGGACGCCTCTTTTTCCTATCAACTCTCCATACATTCTTCTTATTTCGGCTATCAGCTTGTCATGCCTCTTCCCAAACTTCTCGGCCACCTGCAAACTATCACACACTGCTTCATCGTTCTTTAAATACACAAGTTCGTTCATACTGCACGCCTTTCTTTAGCTATATCCAAAAATACCATCTTATTCCATCAATTTATTAATTTCTCGCCTGTTCCTCGCCTGTTCGAGCAAATATATCGATGTTAATCGACAGTTCAAGCACTCCCGGTTCTCGCCGCCTTTTTTTCCATTTCTCACCGCTTCCTCACCGCTTCATTCTCAACAACACTCCTTAAAATAGTGAAAAAACTCCTTGAACCGTAGGTTCGGCAGCAGGATTTTTATTAAACGCCTGCATCACCGCTTCTGCAATTTTATCGGCTCATTTAGCCTTTTTATTTGCTCCCCTTACACTTTACCTCAAACACTCTACAATCGTTTCTCGCCCTGTTTTATCCTTGTGTTGCTGTATTTTCAGACCTATTCTGTCTCAGTCTTTCTCCCATCTGCTGCCGCTGTTCCTCTGTATACTGCCTTGGCGGAGAAATCCGAAGCCAGGATACTGGAACATGAGCGCAAATACTTCCGTCCTCGTTATCCGCAATGATCCGGCAATCTTCTGGGTGCTTCTCTGCCAGCTTGCGGATTGCAGATTTATACCGACCCTGTGAGAATGATAAAGTTGCTCTGGTACCGTTGGTCATAAATTCAATTACATTTTCGTTACATCCATCCATAAAAATCTCCTTTTTGTTTTGTTCGTCTGTTGTTTGATTTCTCACGGTTCGCTCGGAGTTCGTTTCGAAATCATCCCCTGCATTTTAAGGTGTAAGATATTTTTTAGGGTCTCCGAAATCTCCGAATATTTTCGCGCGCGTTATCGTGTTACAAAATTCCTTTGCGTGCGTAATCGCGTCCACGAATCCCCATGCTCCCGGCATTTTTTGTCTAAGAATCCATTAATTTGTAATCATCTTTAATATCATCAGGCAATCCCTTAAAAGGGAAATTCTGAGGCATTCTTCGCAATGTTCCAATAATTTCAAATCTCTGTTCACTCTCCAACATGGCTGTTATTTCTGGATTTTCTTCTGTGCACTTGGTATACCATGACTTCTGTTGTGGCGGAGCATACCGTGGATCATCACGCACATACAGGAACAGCCACTCTATACACAGGCTCATTGTAAATTGAACATGCAACCCACATTCGTAATAATATTGAGCTATCATTAATGCATCATGAAGTGTAGTTGTTATCCGCTCTGGTTTCTGATAATTTCCCTCTGGATAATATTTCACGATACATTCATCTTTCATAAAACTCCATGGAGCAATGGACACAAACGGAGCATGATCTGCCTGAACCGCCATTACCATCTGAGCTCTTTGGTATAAAGCATCAAGCCTTTTAATCAACGGACTTCCCATGATTCACCACCACCTTTAAATATGCAAATCCTTTGTCTGTTTCTTCGTCCCATTATGCCCCTGTGATTTCTTTCTGGCATTTTCCCTTTTGCAAGCTCTCAACCACTGATGCAACTCCGGCACGCTTGTAGCCCTTATCGTTACACGCTTATTTCTTCTCGGCATTTAATACTCCTTCCTCTGGCAAACGTGGAATATTAAGAATGATGGTCGTTACAACGCTATGCTTCTGCTGAAATTCAGCCAATTTCTTCTCATTGTAAATACCATCTTCGCCCAATATTGTATAAAGTCTTTCCTTTCCGGGAACAGGCTTTACCATGATCAAGTGAATAGTATTTGCTTTCTTTTGCAATAGCATAGCCCGTTCTTCTGCTTGCTTTAATCTTGCTTGTATATTCATTATGTCCGCCTCCGCTGTGATTTCTGTTCCTGTTCTACTTGTGACATCAATTCTTCCATAGCTTTCAGACGTTCAATCACATCTACATTCTTTGTCCACTGAGAGCACTGTGACAATGCTGCATTAGCCGCGTTCACTCTGATCTGTGCCGGCACTTCCGTATCAGTGGCTGTATTGACCAACACTGCTGCGCATTCTCCAAGTTTTCCCTGCAGGTATGCAATTGCTCCTGTTACGGCCTCGTTTCTTGCCTCAGAATACTTACGCTGGAAGCTGTCTGAATGAATCACAGTATAAATTGTAGGTCTGGGAATCTTCGTCTTTTTGGATATCTCACTTATATTTGGACACGTTAAAAATGCCTGTACTAATATGTCCTCACGTGCTTCTGCTGATATACCTTTTGCCATAGTAATCACCCCTAACTAATCAATGATATTTTCCAATACATAAAAACAGACAGTTTTGACAGGTTCTATTCCAATTTTTAGAACGGATATCTATTACATGCCTTTAATGCCTCCCGAAACACAGCCAGCGTTTTCTTCCGGTATGCATAGAAATCTTTACGATCAAGTGGAACAAAGTTCTTTTTATTCATCTTGTCATAGCTCATTCCAATTACGATACAACAATAAAGTTCGTCACAAACGTTCGGATACACTTCTGCTGCGCACTGTAACAACAATATCTTGTCCCTCATTTCAAGCTTTCGACAAAACTCATTAAATTTCTTATCTTCTTCCTCTGAAAATCCATAATCTTCATAAGTTGCTTCCCTCGTAAGCATTTTTCTTCCTCCCTGTGTTCTCCCTGCCACACTTTTTAGCATGACAGGGAATTGCTTTATGCCAGTTCAAACGGATTTCTTCCACTCGTACTGCGCCTTAATTTTGCTTCTTCGATAATTTCATCAAACACCGTCCTGCGATTGATTTGAGCGGTAAATCTGACATTTCCAGTGCTATTCTGCTGATGTCTTGCAAATGCATCATCAATGATATCCTTAATAACTCCCTCTGGTGCTTCAAGGTTACGTCCGTTCTTCTGATCACCAAGAACCGCCAAAAACTCTGACCTCGGTGGAATGACTGCTCCTTTAGCCAGATATGGAATTGTATTCACCCTTGGCAAGCTCATATTGTAATAGCCCCATCTCCGGTTACCTGTAGGACCCGTTACATCATAAGAAAAACTGAATGCACTCTCTATTCCAGACAAAGCACTGTTGATATTTCCTATCGTGCTGTTCAATTTTCCAACAACGTTGTTCAATGTCCTTGTGATTCCACTGGTTGCATTTGAAATTCCGTTTGCCAGATTGTTCCCCATCCTCGTTCCGATAGACTTCATCTCTCGCGCCAGACCTTCCAGGCTTCTTTCTGTATTCCGGATCATCTCAGAAATTATCTGTGCAATACGTTCACCGGCCCATTTCCATTTATTGGTCATGGTATTGTACTGACCGGAGAAATGGCTATCTACTGTCTTCTGCATCTCTCCAAGCTTCAGATTTGCATGCTGCTTCATCTGATCAAGGTTCTTATCCACCTCCGCTGCTGAATTGCCCCAGTTTGTCACTGTCGCTGTGTTCACACCGCCGGAAGCCTCCTCTGCAGCTTTCTGGAGTCCTGCCAGATTCGTTTCTGCATCCGTCTTCATCTTTCCCGTAGAAGTCGCTACTGTCTGCTGCGCACCAACAATATTTTTGTCTACGCT